CACTTAGGAAGGTAGTCTTTGCATGTTGTGTATCGTATGCTGTTAAACCTGTAAAGATAAGAACACCAATAATACTAATTGTAAATTGTAAGGCACTTGATTGCAAGAAAATATTAACAATCATTGCAATAATAATACCAATCAATCCTACCATTAGAAAGCTGCCTAATCCGCTGAGATCTTTTTTGGTCGTATAACCGTATAAACTTGCACTTGCAAATGTAGCCGCAGTAATAAAGAACACTTCAGCAATACTTGTTGCAGTATATACAGCAAAGATTGTACTCATGCTTATACCCATTACGGCAGTAAAGATTAAGTAGAACGTTCTTGTTGCTTCAAAGCCCCAATTGCGTCCTGCAAAACTCCAGTAAAGAATCATTCCCAATGGAGCAAATACAGCAACCCACATAAGTGATCCCATAGCGAACATCAACCCGCTTGCATATGTAAGGTATGCAACTACACCTGTGATGCCTAGTCCTAGTGCTGTGTAGTTATAAAGTGCCAGCATAAACTGACGTAAATATTCGTTATATGCTGTACGTGTTTCAGTAATTGTACTCATTTAAGTCTCCTGTAAATCAGCTTCTTTTACAAATACACCATCGATCATTTTACCTTTACGGTCTTTGATGTCATTGTATGCTACTTCTAAACATTCTTCCATGGTTAAACCGTTGCGTTCTATGATGTTTAGTAGTACAACCATAATATCTCCGCAATCGTCGCGTATGTCTTTACCTTTGCAAATGTTGTCACTAAGCTCGCCCATTTCTTGGATCAACTTCATATATTGATCTTTGTCTGTGCTGCCTTTGATTAAATTTCTATCGTAGTGCCAAGCTATAATTTTATCTGCTGTTGTCATAGTTCTCTCTTATACAAATGCGCTTGGATCTATAGTAGCGTGTTCACCGTCACCGTATTCTGCACCAATTTGAACGCTGTCTGGCTTTTCGTCGCTCATTGCTAGTATGCTTTCAGCTTCTACCATTCGAAGTTCTATTTCTTCGCCGTCGATTTCAATTTTTAAACCTCTGGTCCAGCGTCCGTGTTCGATTAGAATCCATTGACCAACTGCGTACTCGTCTTTGTTGTCTGGACCTTTTGCATATACTCGAGCCCATCTAGGATATATGCCGCGGGTTTTACCGTCGTCGTCGTTGAGGATAATTCCACCTTTTGTCTTTTGTTCTCCGAAATACATATCAGTAACCAATACTCTATTGCCCACTGCTCGTACACCGTTTGCTTTTATTGTATTAATATTTAAAGCCATTATTCACCTTTTTTTACAAAATTGCCTTCGTCGTCTTCAATCCACTCTTCCTGATCGTCGAGTGCTGCTTCTTCTGCTGCTACTTCTGCAGGAGTTGCTGTTTTTTTAGTGGTACGTGTTGCAGTAGTTTCTACTACTACCTCTTCTTCTTCTTTGGGTTTTGCACGACCACTATCCGATCTTGCTTTACCTGCTTGTGCATAGTGTTCTTGAACAAGTTCTTCACGCTTGCGAATAATTTGTCCGCCTGGACCTAGTTCGTCGCCACGTGCATTTACACGAGCATTACCCACTGCTGGTGTTAGCTCGTTGCGCTTGCGAAGCAGGTCCATGTCTACTTGCTTTCCCCGCATACTGCGATACTGTTTTCTTGATGGTGATACTTTAGACATTTGTTGTCTCCTTATTAACTACGTATATTTAGCGCAGGAACTCTCGCCAATCCAGCCCATATTGAATACTATCAATGCGATGTACACCTATCAAATACAGCACATAACTTGCTACACTTGATCCACGTCCTACACCCCACACAATATCATTCTCACGCATGTAGTCTACAAGATATTTCATGTAGCATAACAGCGGCAACATCCCACGTTCAACAAAGGCTTCAAATTCTTCCATAACTCTAACCCGTTGTTCTGTAGTCGTACACTGACTATTACAGAAATCAAATATCGGGTATTTTTTATACTCATCAGGCATAAACCATTCACCTTGACATACACCGTCAAAGGTCTTTTGATCTACATCTAATGGAATATACTTTTGTAGTTTGTCTAGACCCTGTTCTTCCATAGCAGCATTGAACCGGTCTACATCGTCGTCGGCATCACACAATACCACATGCACCTTATCCGCATGACCACTATAGATCATATCGATAAGATCGCGATTAGAGAATCGTGGAATACCTAGTTCATCTGTTTTCATAAGCATGTATATAGTTTACGATATATTGATTAAATCGTCAAGTCCTGATTCGCCATTTTCAGAATTTTCTTGTTGACGTTTTTTTGCTTCAATACGACGGTTTTCCATTTCTAGTTTATAGTCGTCAAGCAATAATATAATTTGCTGCCTAACTTGATCGTTAGATGCAGTGAAATAATATCGGTTAAGTTGGAGAATTTTTTCCTCCAACTCGTTTTCGGTAAGGTGTGTAAGGTTGCCTACGCCTGGATGCATATTAAATCCTTATGCTGCTGGTTCAAAGATTCCTATATAGTTTGCATATACTACATCTGCAATCCTAATAAATTCAATCCACACTGGATTTGATTTCTCGTCAATGGTAAAGTTAGCAGGAAAGTTTGGTGAATACTTTAATTCGCCGCCAGTGTCGCTAGTAAATAACACTGATGCTGGCTCACTACCCGAATCTTCACCTTCTGGTCTATCAACACCACTTAATAAAAGAGTAATCTTTGAAGTGCTAGTTGCCAATCTTTCGCTATCAGGCCAATCTTGGAAATTAATAGTAAAAGAACTTACTGCTCCGATGTTTAGTGTAAGTGATTGATAGTGTCCGTTTAAGAAACTAATATTGAAATTTCCATTGACTGCTGTGCCTGCAGGGTAATAAGCTTCAGTTGTCATTTTCATATTTGAATCAACTAGTGTAGTACCGTTGAAATTGTTTTCAACATCTAGTCTAGCTGCACTATCTTCTAATGCTTGAATTTCAGCCTTTGCAGTACGCAGTGCATCTTTTAAAATCTGAAAGTTGTCACGAAACCCTTGTGTATCGTTATCTACTCCTGCTACAGGATATGCAGAATCAAGTGTTTCTATAATAATATCACTCATGTTGTTTCCTCTTTACGTTTTATTTATCGCTGTTAAACATTGAATTGGTAATTTGCGAACACTACAAATTGTTCTTTATTATTGCCATCTGTTTGTTTAACAATATAACGATCTATGTCATAATTAATTCTTTTTGGATCAAATCCATATCGTTTAATGTTATTTAATATATCTTCTGAGTAACCTGGCTTACAATAACAAATAGGTATTGCAGTAATATAATCTAATTCTTGAAAACCGTTCTGACTTGTTCTCATCCATAACGGCAAAAAGTTTCTTTCATTATTACCAATCTGTGATATATTATCTCTCATGTTTGTAATGTTAGATATATACCTTGTTTGGTCATATGTACTATTTGCTTTAATAGCATTACTATCTGCTTTAATAGTATTTTCAGGGTTAGGTCTAAATCTATAAGGTTCTGTTTCTAATACCTGTAACTCTATACTGATGTCTCCGTTGCCTCGGATCTGCAGATCAAAATCTTGTTGATCTGTATCAATCGAAACTTCGGAATCTCTTGTTTCAATAATAAGCTCTTCGTTCTCTGTTAAAACAAATCTAACAATTTGTCTAGTATACACAGGTAATTCTTCAAATCCTGCACCAGTTTTAGTAACATCATCTTTTACATTGTATTGTATACTATCTGCTGTAATTTTTTTAGAATTTCTAATATTAATACTATTACGTGTTTTTCCTATCGGTTCTCCGTCTAAAGTTAACGTGCCGCTGTTATTTTCACCGTCGTTTATATCTTTTACTTCTAGATATATAACTTCATAAATTTCGTCTTCACCAACAGGTTGTGCTTTGGCAGATTTAAATTCGCCTAAAGCATATTGTTTTCTTTTGTGATTTTTAGCTGCTGCTGCTACAAACTCATTTACTTCTTTAGCTTCAATACCTGCATATACTAGCATATCAAGATTAGATTGTAAACCAAATTTAGGATCTTGTGGTCTATAAATTTTACTAGGCTCAAATATGTCAGGATTACTAATAAATGTTCTGTAGTATTCTCTTTGTTCCGGAGGCAACATTGGACGCATATAAACATCAGTATATTGCGTATTGTCTAGATCATTTACTCTTAATGTAAACTCTTGTTCAATCGCAGTAAAGTTAAATCTATCTCTTGCTTTGACCGTAAATTTATAGTCTCTATCAAACGTAGTATCACCTGGTGCAAATCCGTCCCATGTCATCAATCTATCGTCAAAAGTAGTTAATCCTAAAAGGTTGTCATTAGCAAATTGATTAGCTTCGCCGATAATTTCTCCATCGTAGCTTAGATACATTCCAAACGGAAGTTTTCCACTAACAATTTCATATACCATTTTAGTATCCGGAACGGTAGTTTCTGCTATTATTTTTAGAGTACTTGTTCTGTTTGCATTAATTGTTCCTAGATCTGCATCTGTGATCCATTTGATATTAGAATCAATTTCACCTATTACTCTAATATCGAATGTTTTTGCAGTACTAGGTATATCAACTTCGTCTTGTGCTGCAACAACAAAATCTTTACTGAACCCGTCATTCTTAAACAAAGCAATACCTATGTTTCTGCCTTGATTAAGTTGTCTACTTAAATTAGTATCAAGCTGTATTCTATCTTCGTTATCTTTAATCAGCGTTACTTTTGTAATTGTACTATCGCCATCAGGTGCAAAGAAGTTTCTTATGTTTTGGAATATTCTGCTAGTAGAAGTGCTTAATAGTACAATTCTCCAAGTGTTTTCGTCTTTAACACTTATGTATGCTGTTCCGCCAAATGTATCTTCAAGAGCTCGTTTAGCAGTTGCTACTCTGTCTGCTGTGCTAATATCAACAATAGTTTCGCTTATTTCAGTCCACGTTGTTCCGTCGTACTTATAAAATTTAGTATCTGGAAATTGTGCTATATCATTATTAAAATAGTTTTCTTCAGGATTGTATGTCTTAATAGCATCATATGGAATTAACCCGTTTTCGCTAGGCTCTTGTTGCTTTACTTCATATTCGATATAAGGAGTTATATCAACAATTCTATATTGTTCATTTTCTTCAAACTTTAATATACTATTCTTATATTTGCTTTTATCTTGTTCTTTTAATCTACTTGTAAAGATTACACTTTCACCTGATTGAGCAGTTCTACTTAAAACTAAACTTATACTAGGTGCAAGTGTTTGATCTAAGAAAATAGTATCATATTCTGCATTTCTATCATCTACGTTAGTTACAGTATATTGGCGTCCTTCGAGAACAATTTTATTTCCAATCAATTGAAATAAATCATTGATGCCGTCTGCATTTCCAGTTAAGTCTACCTTATAGATTTTAAAACTTGTTTTACCTAAAAGAACATCTTCATAAAAGTTTGCAAAAACCGTTACTCGATCTAAATCAGTAGTAAACCGTGTTGCTCGTACGGTAAATTTATAGTCTTCAGTTATTGCAGGTTGATAAGGTATGTTACCTACAATTTCTCCATTTAGACTATCAAGAGATAATCCTGGAGGTAGTTCACTTACACTACCGTCATCATTTATATCTTCGAGTGTGTAAATCATTAATCCTTCAAGTGTAGGATTATCGATAACATCTAAGTAAATTGTAACATAATTATTAGCACGTTTAAATCCTAGGTCACTTGGAGTAATCCATGTTGGAGTTCTAACGTGTGTATTGTCAGCTGTGAATACACCTGTGCTTGCTGGCATCACGGTATTGTCTGCTTTTAAGAAATCGTCGCCTACAACATAAATTTCAAATTCACGTTTAACAAATGTTTCACCATCTGTAACGGTAACAACAAATGGATAATATCTATTTAATTTTCTTAAATTAGTTACCGGTTCGTTAAATCCATATACTGCTGTGTCATAATAGAAACTACCATATCCGTTTGAACTAGCAACAGCATAATCCATTGGAAAATCTCCAAATGGCATAGTATCATAACCACCACCTTGAAAACGTTTGTCTAAACTTAGTAAAGGTTCTGTTACACCTTGTAGTCTTCCGTCTCTAGTAAGTGTTATCCCCGGCGGCAATGTGCCGTCGCCTTCTGCTAGGAAATAATCTAATTCGTCTCCTGCTGGTAAATCTGTATCTGTAGCAACTAGTTGATAATCTAGTATTTCACTATCTAAGATAAACAATGAGTTATTACTACCTACTCTTAATAAGCCTTCGTTTGTTATCCATTCAGGATCGTCAGGACCTGTTACTACTATTTCTATAGTTCTATCTTCAAAACGATCTTTAATACTAGCTCTTACTACTGCTGTAAATACCGTATCGTATGCAACTTCATACACCGTACCTTCAATTCTATTGCCAACAAGTCTAGTTCCGTTAGGAATTGATCCGCTAATTATTTCTAAATCTACATCGTATCCATTTACAATAGGAAGTTCAATGTCAACTAGATTGCGTTCAACCAGTGTTGCAAGACGTTGTCCGTTAGGTACATTCCATAAACTATCAAGCCTATTATAATCTATATCTTCTTGGACTATTGTTCTAAAAGATTGTTTCTGTTTAGTTGTAGGTCCTACAATATAAGGATATACAGGCGTAAAGCTTTCGTCAAACGTTAAAAAGTATGCATATGTGCCATTCGGAAAATCTGGAGTAACGCAATAACGTCCGTTGTGTTCATCTAGATCTCCTAGGTTTCTTTTATATTCGTAGTCTTCAATAAATGCTCCTGGAAGGAGATCTACATCACCTTTTGGTGTTTGTATTGTGTCGTCATACTTCCACCCGCCGGGACGATGAGCATCTGTTAATTTAGTACGCCAGCTAGATTCTATTAGTTTAGTTGATGAAGAAGGATCAGTTGGATTTTGGTATCCAATAGGTCCGTAGATAGGATAGCCGTCAAAGCACCAACCTATAATTTGACTATGTCCGTCAGCGTGAGAAAAGTATTGATTAAAATAACTATTTCTTTGCCACATGTCTGTCCAAGATGAAGTAAAAAATGAACCATCTTGATATACATATTTTCCGTTATTGTTTATGCCGCTTTCGAAATTAAAGTCGTAAAATTGTTTCCAAAATGCACTATGAAAATTTAAATCTCTGGGTCTTTTTATAGTAGTATTAGGTATTTGAATATCATTTTTAAATTGTCTAAAAACAACACCATTTACAAATATACCTATATCAGTATTAATTGTACTTTGCGGAGATTGTGTATTTTGTCCTGCTCTGTATAAAAAATTAAAATCATAATTTTGCACTTCTAGGTCTGGAAGATCTGCTACTGAAGCAGGCGCAGGTAATCCGTCAGATACTACTCGTAAATTTGTACTTGATTTTGCAAAAACGGTTCTACTAGGTTCTATGCCTGTTGTTGATTCTAAACTTAATACGTTTGGATTAAATGGATCAGCTTTAATAGTTACGGTTTCACTAGTAGCTACAATTGTGCCTGTAGCAGAACCTACTCTTATCTGAATAGCAAATTTTTTCTCACCTTCAGAGATTGTGTTGTAATCTATAGTTCTAGTAAATAGTGCCCTGTTATTTTCAACTGCAATAGTTCCGGCAACTTGCTGATCAGTAAATGTTTCAGTAGTTATATTACCTAAAAATACAGCAGTAGTCCAGTACAGATTTGTTAAATCTGCAACATCTGTTGTATTAACCGTAAAAGTTAGACGTGATCCTTCGGCTACTAACGTAGTATCTGAAACAATTTCATATGTTGGCATTAGATAATTCCTCTACTATACATATTTAGCGGAATTATTAAAAGGTTCCTGCGTCAACAATTCTTTGATCTGGATTACCAAATGTACCAAAGTCTACATCTGCGCCTGCAATTACCCAATCTAAAATACTATCTATTGACTGAACAACATTACCAAAATCAAAATAATTATCAAAGTATGCAGCAGTTTCTGCAGGATTTACTCCATTAACAAGCCCAGTTACATTGCCTGTAAGATTGCCTGTAAACTGCCCAGCTGTTATTGTTTGAGCAGTAATAGCATTCACTGCGGCAATACTAAATCCGTTAGCATTAAGATTACTAATTAGTGTAGGATTTTCATCTTCAGCAAGACTTGTGATATGATCATTAGTGATAATTATTTCGTTTTGTTCATTGGTACTAGTAGTAATATTTGTGCCGCCAACGATTCCAGTAAAACTTTGAGGAGTATCTAATGTTATAGTGTCGCCATCGGTGCCAATTCTTAATTCTTCTACGCCTACATACGGTGCAGATATTGTAATTTTTTCTTCGTCAGCAGTAAGAACAATATTTTCTCCGCCTGCTATTTTTTTAAGTTCAATTTGATAGTTAACTAAGTTGCGAAAAATACCTTCGCCAGTATCGCCTAGATTTATAACTCTAGTTTTTTCATCATTGCGTAAATCAATGTCTTCGAAGTTTTGATTAATTTTTACAAATGCTTCGCGCAGGTCATCTCCTGTGCCGTCGTTTGCAATTGTACCTATGTTAATTAATTGTACAGCCATATTAGTTTCCTTATGATACTGTTATTGTGCTAGTCATTGCACTATGGAACTGACATATATAGTAGAATGTGCCAGTACTTCCTATAGTCCAATCAACATTGCCTGTTTCTGATCCATTGTTATCAACTCCACTTGCTTGACTACCCGTGCCGGTAACTTGTGCAGTTTTTACATGGAATGGATGACCGCTTGCATTTACACTGAATCTTACCTTATCGCCATTATTAAATGCGAGTATTTGATTATCACCGCTCACTGCACCGTTTCTGTCAGTTCCTGATAATGTATATGCACCTGATCCATTATTTGTAACCGTAATAGTATAGTCTGGCGAAAATGCAGGAGTTGTACTTGTATCATTGATTGTAATTGAATCTGTAGTGTCTACAATTGTGCCGCTGACGCTGCCTGTTCTAATGCTTACGGTAAATGTTTCTGCGCCTTCGGTTAGTGTATCCGCAGTCGGAGTTATACTAAACGATCCTGCATTACTTGTAATTGTAAAGTTACCACTTGAGGTAGTAAAGTCACTTTCATTAGTAACAGTCCAATAAAGGGTAGTTGAATCTGTTACATTGGTTGTTACTACATTTATAGTTAATGCGCTGCCTTCGTCAACATTATTAGCAGTTGGAGTTGCATCATATGTAGGTACAGGAGTTGTGCTTGTGTCATTAATTGTAACACTACTTGATGTTGCAACTATTGTACCACTAACACTCCCAGTTCTAATTTGTATCTGGAACGTTTCTGAACCTTCTGTAGTTGTGTCAGCTGTTGGAGTTACACTAAATGATCCCGCGTCGCTTGTGACTACGAAGCTACCGCTTGAGGTAGCAAAATCTTCACTATTTGTTGCTCTCCAATATAGTGTAGTTCCATCTGCTACGTTAGCTGTTGATACATTTATAACTAATGTACTACCTTCATCAACATTATTAGCAGCAGGTGTTACACTATAAGTTGGATCTCCTGGAGTTGTGCTTGTGTCATTAATTGTAACACTACTTGATGTTGCAACTATTGTACCACTAACACTGCCTGTTCTAATACTTGCGGTAAATGTTTCTGCGCCTTCTGTAGTTGTGTCAGCTGTTGGAGTTACACTAAATGATCCCGCGTCGCTTGTGACTACGAAGCTACCGCTTGAGGTAGTAAAGTCACTTTCATTAGTAACAGTCCAATAAAGGGTAGTTGCGTCTGCTATATCTGTTGTTGTAACATTAAATGTTAATGTACTGCCCTCGTCAACATTATTAGCTGCCGGTGCTAATGTATAAGTAGGTACAGGAGTAGTACTTGTGTCATTAATTGTAATAGATTGACTTGTACTTAAGGAGTCTAATGTTAATACAAATGTTTCTGAACCTTCTGTAGTTGTGTCGGCTGTCACATTAAATGTAACTTGAGCTGTATTATTGTTTACATTAAAGCTACCATTTAAACTAGACCCATTAATATCTGCACTAGTAACTCCAGTAATTGTATACGGAATTGTAGTTCCATCGTCCACGTTTGTAGTTGTTAGTGTAATTGTAAATGCCGAGCCTTCGTTAACACTTGCAGCAGAACTTGAAAGTGTATATGTTGCCGGTTGTTGTACTTCCGTAATTATTGAATTTCCTATTCTAAGTTGAACATTACTATTAAATTTATTAAATGCAAATCTGTTGTTGCCACCTAGTAAACTTCTATCGGTACTATAATCAATAGTGCTTGCAGTATCATATAGTTGTTCTGTTTTAGAAACAGAATTAACAAATGCTAATCCTTGTGCAGGAGTTGCACTTGGATTTATCTGTAACCAGAGAGATAACATACCTGCAACTTGCGGTGATGCCATACTTGTTCCCGATATGTTGTTAATCAAGAAATTTGCATTTAACGGATAAGGGTTGTTAAGTGCAGTTGCACCAAACTTATTAATTGTACTCATTGCACTCATAATATCTGTACCCGGAGCATAAACACTTACACCCGGACCTGTTTCTGAGCTTGCAGCTTTTTGTTCTAGTCCATCAATGTGTATTGTACTATCAATATTACCAACAATATGTGCATTTAAACTATATGGCGACGATCCTCTGTGATAAAATATTTCGCCGGTATTTGTAACTGCTTTATTATCATAATCGTCGCCAGCTGGAATATCTATTTTATGACTTCTATTACCAGCTGCTACTATAACATGCACACCCATGTCGATTAGTTCTTCCATATCAACATCAACTGATGTTATTCTTGTGTTAGTTATATATCGTTGTCCGTTAAAGATCGGTATTAGTCCAAAGTTCCACCTTTCATTAACAGTGTCAATATCAGTTCCTGTATATTCAACGCCGCGATATGTCATTGAGCTAACAGAATCATAAAACCTCAAGTATCCCCAGCTCATATTTACAACTGTAGGACGTTTAGCGCCGGTTGTTGGATCGATCGGTTTATCTCTGTGCCATTCTTTGATACAATCAAATGCATAAGTTACACTTGTACCTGTGCCACTATCACCTGTCCCTTCGAGTCCAGCTAATTTTAAACTATAAATTTTAGCATTTTTCGCCCAGCCATATGTTTTTCCTGCTGCTGTGCCTGCAACGTGTGTACCATGACCATCAAAGTCTCTGTAGTAGTCTGCACTTTGTGCTGGCATGCCAGCAATACCACTAGCTGTAGTCCAATCAAGTTCTACAACTCTACTGTTGCCTTCTGTATCTTGAAACTCTGGATGGTTAACTTGCAAACCGCTATCCATAATAACAATATCAACTCCAGTACCGTCTAGTGTATATCCGTAGCCGCCCTCTACACTAGAACCGCTGTACGGATTAGTAGCTTCATTCATTCTACGCATACCCCAGTTTAGGAATTCACCACGGTCTAGTGTAGTTTTTGAAAAGTCACCAGTTTGTAACGCTCGAGGTGCAATCATAATATTATCGTCTAATTCTGGCAATAATGTAATGCCATAAACTCTAGAATCATTTTTAAGTTCAGTCACTTCTGCATCAGTTAGCATATAGTGTGTATTACGATATGAAGAAGGTCTTGCGTTTGCAACATCTACTGAACGTTTAGGAATTGCACCAGAGCCTGTTGTAGCAATCATTTCTTGATTAAATGCTGCGTAATCTACGCCTTTATTTAAACTTACAATATATTCTTTTTTACTCATTTTAATTTCCTTTATCATGCTGCCGCTGCAACTGTTACCCAAGCACCGCCTAAGTATGCTACTAGTGTATTCTTTGCGTTTGATGCAGGATCCCAGCCTGTACCATCTGCTACTGCTATCATCCCGTTTACTGGATTTTCTGGTTCTACATTCAATGGAGTTAGTGACAATGTGTCACTAAACATTGCATAATTTGTAGCATCTATTATTAGACCGCTATCGTCTGCAAACACACTACCTTGAAGATCACCTGTCAGTGTACCAGTATGATTACCTTGTGCGCTACCTATTAATTCTCCGTTAACAATTGCATTATTAATTGTTACTATCTGATTTCTTGTGCTTCCTGTTGTACCAATTATAACATCTCCAGATGCTGTTGTAGCATTAATTGCAATATTTGCTACATCTGTCGGATTAGCAGGAAAGTTTGGTTCTGTTGTAAGTTCAATGTAATTAATTCCATTAGTATCTAACTGAACTTTACTAAGACCTGCATTTGCATTACCTCCGAATAATTCTAAAAATCCTTCAGCATATACGTCAATGTCTGTTGCGCCTTCTAAATTTCTAATTAACGGAGTACGAATACTATTTGATACAATAGCATCATTATCAATATCAGCTAACACTTTATTATTAATCGAATCTATTATTATAGACGAATCGTCTGAAATAATACTGCCTTTTAAATCACCTTCAATGCCGCCCTGTGCAGTAATAGTAGAAGTTATTGGACCAAAAAATCTAATATAATCTGCTGTTAAATTGATATATCTATTAGTTCCACCTGGCCCGATACTAATTGCGTTACCGTCGCCTGCTGCTGTCGTAATGCTAATACTGTCGTCTGCTGTAATCTCTCCTGCAATTAAAGCAGGTAAGCTAACTATACCGTTAATAGTAGTTGTACTACTGCCATTACCTATATTGATATCTGTAGATGCTGTTGTACCTATGTTAAGTGTAGTGTTATCAATATTACCTGTTACATTACCGGTCACGTTCCCAATTACATCACCTGTTAGTACAGCATTAAATGTTCCTTCAATTGTTGTAGTGTTGCCTGCTTTACCGATAGTAACATTGCCAGTTGTAGCACTAGTGCCAATGTCTACTGTCCCGCCTGCTGCGCCGTTAAGATGAACTTCACCAGTGGATGCAATGTTAATTCCGCTGTTATCAAAATATATACTTCCGCTAGAATCATCTCCTAAGCTAAGTGTTCCGTTTGTACCTCTGTAGATGTTTAGTGCAGCACTTGCCCTGCCTTGAACGGTAGTTGTAATTACTTCTGCATTGTCAATGTCACCGACTACTTTGCCTGCAACACCATCTATTAGTATTGTGCTGTCATCGCCAAATACACTACCTGTTACATCGCCAGTTAAGTTGCCATCAAAATATGCGCCTTGATATGTTTTAAATGCACCTGCCGTTGTAAACTGCATATACGGACTATCGTATGTGTTGTACGGTCCTGTAGCAAAGTTAATAGTTTCGCCTTGTATTTGAACAAGAGTATCACTACCATAAGGATTAACAAATATAGTATTACCTGTATCATCTACTGCGCCTGCCTTAATTTGCAAAATGCCGAAGCCTTCTGGGCTATCAACAATGCTAGCCGCAACTCCTACGCTTTCGAATCTGCCAGCAACAAGAGTTTCTGATTCTATAGTCCATTTATCAACACTATCGTCCCAAACAAATGTTTTGTTTGCTTCTGTACCTCTGTCAATTTCAATACCTGCTGTAGTAGCAGTTACGCCAGCACCTACTTCACCGTTATTGAGAACGATTACATTGTCGCTGATAGTAGTATTTTCTGTATCAACAGTTGTAGTTGTGCCGTTTACCGTTAAGTTACCTGCAACTACAACATTGTTAAAGTTAGATTCGCCTGTAGCAGTTGTAACGTTACCAGTGAATAAACCTTGATGCAGAGATACCCATTCCATTGTGCCGTCAGTGTCTTGGTATAGTTGAAACTTATTAGTTTGTGTATTGTATACAATATCACCTGGCTGAGCTACGGTATAGTCTAGTGTGTCGGAATCAAATGCACCAATTTTAAACGGAACACCTTGCTCTATTTTAACTCTGTTTCCTGCATCTAGTATAAGGTCAGTTGTGCCGTACAGACTGCCTATTCCTAATTCGTTGTTTAATTCTAGTTGTTGTGAATTAATATCATTAATAGTTGCACTAACAAAGTGTGCTTCGTTAAACGGAAATTCTTCTGTACCAATACTTCCGCCTTGTGCATTTACTGGAGTCATATTAGAAAGAAGTCTAGTAGTACCTAGGTCAACCGTTGAGTTTGGTAGAATAGCAATAGTATCACCTTCGATAAATCCTGTTGAAGTTGTAAACTCAATATCAGCACGTATTTTACTTTCAAGACCGTCTACCATTAGCACACTATCGCTACTAAACACACTACCGACTAAGTCGCCTGGAATAGCTCTGCCACCGTCAAACAACGCTTGCCATTGTGCATCTAGATCTATAGTTCTTAAATAACCTACATCATTTTGGAATTCCGATAAGAATTGTGGAGCACCAGCTAGTGCAGCATAACTTATCTGGTTAGTTTCTGCATCAAATACTAGCGTACCGTCATAGCCTACAAGACTACCTCTTAGTCCGTATGCCCATACATCAGCAATTTTATTTGCTTCTGTACCAACTTCAATAACGTTATCAGCACTTGGTTCTAATTTTTCTGATACGGTGACACTATCAATAACCAAGTTACCAATATCTTCAATTGGTCTAAATTCTAAACCTGTGCCTGTTTCATTTACTTTTACAAAATAATCTTCGGCACCAACATACGTATTTGGTACATCAGTTAAATTTAAAAAGTTTTGTGCAACTAGGCGTTCGCCGTTAACCGTTATGATAGCAGCATTTATAGTACCTAGCGCATTGATGTCTTGTACGTTTACTATATTATTTTCAGATAAGTTAAGATTGTCACTTGCCGGCAACTCTTTAATTTTATTGCCGTCTTCGACGTCTAGCACTAGGGGAATTCTATTTACCATTCTTATAAATCCTGTTGTTTTATATATTTATCGTATCTGCTTAAAGCGCCGCGATCCTAGTTTGGAAATCTGCAAAATCTGTACTTGCTGCTACCAGTGTTTTTAAATCCGCTGTGTTGATATAACCTGGAATAACACCAGTGTATGCTGTAGTCTGTGTGCTACCATCTGGGAATTGTATTCTGCCGCCGTCGTTTGGTTCAAAACTCCATATAGCAGTATCAACTTTGATTTCAAAATCGCTAGTAGTTTCTACTTGTAGTCCGCTACCATCAGATACACTATTGTTGATAAAGCTGCCGTCGATTTCTATGTTGCCTGCAACATTCAAATCACCATTTTGGAAAGTAACATCACCGTCAAGAACAATACTAACTTGTGATTTAATTCCGATTGCTTGTGCATCACCGTCGATGAATAATTCATTTAATGTTGTAACATCGCCGTCTAATACTAAATTTGGTGTAGTAATTGTGTTAAAAGCAACATTATCTGTTGTGTTTAAATCTTGATCAAATGATGGAATAGTAGGTGCACCGTCTATAACATTCCACGGAATTACACTATTCACACCATCTACTAGTAGTGTACTATCATCGCCAAACACTGAACCTACAGTGTCTTCTCTTGCAACAACATCACCACCAATTAAAATAGTACCTGCAGATGCTTCTAATCTTACGCCGCCTATGTATATAAAATCCTTTACATACAAGTCAGCCCATTGCTTATCTGCACTGCCTATATCATATGTACCATCTTGACTAGGTATTATACTAGCTGCTGTATTTTCGGGATCAGCAAAGTTACCTGCGTAAAGTTCATTGAAGTTATCGTTGATTTTACCCATTGCTGTGCGTATCGGATCGCCGTCACCTTTGTTAGGCGATGTACCTAAATTAACTGTTTGTTTTGCCATTTGCTGGTTTTCCTTTGCCCACTCTTACTCTAAGTTTTCCAGCAGCAGCAATTACTTGTCGCTGCTGAGGATTTTTCCTGTCAGTGCTGGTCGGAGCACCTTTTTTAATAATACGATTTACTTTTGGATTATCCATTAGTGCTTACCTACTACTACTTCAACTACACCTTTGTCAGTAGTATCTTTAAATTCTAGTGCTTTACCAATAATAGTACCTACATTTGGAGTGTTATTCACCATAGCGTATCCTGGAACTGCACTAGCAATTAATATATCACCTTTGGCAACTCTACCAATTACTTTGCACGGAACACGACCTGTTAGTGCAACACCTATAATGTTATCACCTTCTAAATGACTATTCATCAAGTGTGCTGGATTTGTTGTTACAACGCCAGCTACTCTATGATCGCCCTTGATATTTGTTGTAGTAACTTCAGCATCACCGCCGAACACTAATACGGTACCTGGATCATAGTCTGCATCGCCTAAGTAGTTTTCTGCCAAGTCAGCATAGTATGATTCAGTAGCAGTACCGCGGAACAGGGTTGCATAAACATTAGCATATTTTGCTGTAGCAGTACCAATATCGTAAGTATTATCAGTATCTGGTTTAACTCCTGTTGAACTGAATATGAATGGAACAAAGCTAGAACTTGTATCACTATCAGCTGTAACAATACCAACTTCGCCTGCAAGTGTTTTACCAGTATCAGCACCAATAGCAATACCCGTAGTTGCTGCTGTCTTTTCACCTGTAGCTTCGATAAAGTTAGAGTAAATCCAATCTGCTGCAAGACTGCTTTCGCCTGTGTATCCTGATTGACTATGTAGAACACTTTCAGTAACACCAGCATTGCCAATATTTAAGCTGCCTTTGACTTCAAGATCCGGACCGTTGGGCGAGCCGCCTGTAGTTCCAACTGCTCTTAGTATTTCACCTTGTGCAGGAGTTTTCATAACCAAGTCTAGTGTGTCAAGACTTAATACTTCATATGTATCGTTACCGCCTAGTATAAGTGAGTTAACTTGGATACTACCATCTGCATCAGTTTTTAATATGCTATTGTTCTCACCTGAGTTAGTAACATTACTTAATGCATAAGTTCCCGCACCAGTCTTGATCAAAGCTTCACCTGGATCAGTTGCAGCAGTTAGTACACTTACAAAGTCGCTGTCTTCTAAGCCACCGCCTTCTCTAACTACGGTTCCAAATGTTATTTGATCAATATCATTATCTGAACTATCGCCGCTCCAGTTACCTAACACATTACCATCTTGGATACGTTGTATTTTTTCTAATGGTAGCTGTCCATTTTCTATGCTTACCCAACCGTTGGTATTAGTAAACACACTGCTATCAAATGCTGCTAGTCCTAGATCACTTTGGCTTATTCCATCAGCACTGCTTATAGTGCCAGCAGCATTCATGTTTAGTTTACTTTGTGCAATCTGAGCACCTGCTGCAACGTCACTATTAACAATAGTATTAGGGTTAATTTGGAAGTTAAGTGTAGTTTCTCTACTGGTTACTTCTGATCCTGATATAGTTGTATTTCTAATTACACTTAGTATAATATCACTTGCAGGATTTGCAATACCGTTTGCCCATTCGTCAATCGGTCCGTCTACAACTCTAGCCTCGGCGCCGCCAACAACGGTGATAATATCCGCGTCTGGCGAATCACCAACTGGCTTACCGTCACTGAATGTTCCTGCTGTTGGAGTGTATGTTAGCTCTGCAATGTCACCTTCAATACCTTCGAAGCCATCCTTATAGTCAACAACTAGACCAGTTGCTCCAGTTATAGATCCAGTAATAACATCGCCAACTTCGAACGGTCCGCCTACAATGGTATTTGCTGCCAGGATAAGTTTTTTCTTGCCTGTTGCAACTATTACTTGTCCTTCATTATAGTTGTTATATTCGATTGAGCGTAGATCTTTAATTTCATCTTGATCTCCGCCACTACCGTCAACATAAGCTTTGTTAGCTGCGTCTGAATCATTAACTGGTGATCCTAAGTTAACAATATTGTTACCTGCGGCGTTTAAATCGTCTGTCATTGGAACAGAACCGTTTGGAGCAAGTACACCTGGCCCTAGTTTATTCGAAACAGGTTGTCCGTTAACATCATATCCTAAACGTCTATTAACATATCCACGTACAGCAAGTTCAGTTGGAACCGTATCAGCAGCATTATCTGTCATTGCTGTGTCTGTTGAGAACTCAGTAATAACAACACCACGTTTAAAGCCTAGCCCGTCAACATCACTAAGTGCAAGACTTGCACTAAATGTAACCGTACCAGTACCTTGATCAACAGCAAAGAATCTACCAACTCTAAAGATACCGTCTTGGTCTGTACTCACATAGAACACACGACCTTTAGTACGTTCAACCGTTTCTTTGGCTTGGTCTTTCTCTCTAGGCAAACCAAAGATAATATTTGGATAATTAGATTGATTATATCCGCCAGTACCTACATTTAAGAAGTCATGACCGGTAGCACGACATGTTGAAATATTAACCGTAACATCACCTCTTGCGCCTGCTTTTAGACCTGCACGTAGAGTAATAGTTTCTGATCCTAATACTAATGTGCTGTTAAGGCCTGATGCAGCAGCACCTGAATCAATTGTTTCTACATCACTAATATCAACAATTACGTATTCGTTATCTTCTGCAATTGGAACAACTTGATCGTTTGCATCAACACCTCTTGCATTAAACACATAGTGTTTCTTACCTTCCCATGTTATGATCGGCGCTTCGACTAATGTATCTGTGGTCCACCCTAAAGGTCTGTTAGCAGCCGGCGTTCTTAGGTTGTTGTTAAGTCTAAAGATTTCATTTTCGTCATTAGTAGGAAGTAATGCTATAACGGTATCGCCTGCCGTAGAACCCTTAGTACCTGTAGCAATAAGTGGTGTTGAATCTTCATCTACAACAATAGAAGCGGCTTCTTGTGCTTTTGCACTATCAATTAATAATCTAATATAATCATATGTAGTATCAAATCCTGCTTGTGATGTATTGCCCGGTAACTCGCCACCTAAGCTATCACTTGTTAAGAAACTAATACTTCTATAAATGAATCCTGGATTTTCATCAAACACAACAGCAGTCGAAGGACGGATTGTTAACACATCCGGTCTTGCTAGGTCTGTAAGTATTTGTGTCTGATTTCTGCGATAGTTTATAAATGTATTCTGCGGTATAACTTCGAGTAATCCGTTTTGACTGAATTCACTATCACCTGTACTAAAGTTTAGTTTATAAACTTTACCATTTACATATGGAGTATAATCATCTTCGAGTATAGTACCTGCAATAGTTACTTCAGTTATAAGACCCTGTGATGCAACTCCGTCATCTACTTCTGTAACGGTAATAGTAGCATCGTTTGCTGGCGTTGCTCCGCCGAGATCAGTTCCTGCAACCGTAAAGCTGTCGCCTACTCTGTAATCTGTACCTGCTGCTGTAATTTCAGCAGTATATCCATCAGTTACGCTTTTAAAGATATTGAACTTTGCACCTGTTGCGCCTGGTACTGCATCTACTCCAACAATATATGTGTACGCAATATCGGTGCCAACATTATTATAAGAACCGACAATTAATCCTGTGTCAGTAACGTTAGCAACTTCATAACGTGCAAACGCTGGTCTTGCAGGATGATATACATCAAATTCTGATCTGTTACTCGGAACGTCCTTAAAATCAAATGCATATAGACTTAGACTTTCTACAGGGTTATTATATCCTGTACCGTCTGCAACAAGCGGAACACTATTTGCACCTAACGCACCACTAGTTGAACCTGTAAGTTCGTTGCCTGTATCAAACGCCCCTGTTATATCTGTTAGGTAAATTGTATTTAAATTACCACCATAAACAACGGTACCTTCTGCTAGTGTTCCAGCCTGTGTTAGAGTTTCGCCTTCTACAACAGATAATGTACCTGTAGTTCTTAGTATAACCTCAACATTAAACGCCTTTGCTGGTTGTGTCATATCTTCGTATAGCGATATTCTATCTGGGATTTCATTTGGATCCGAACCTTCTGCAACTAGTCCAAATTCACCGTAACAAGTTGAACCTGTAACACTTCGAATTTCCGCGCCATTTTTACTATAATATGATGTCCAGCAGTAGTATGTAAACATACTAACCATTTCTGATAGCGCACCGTTAACAACAACTAGTCCATAGCCTAAGTCGTTAATCTGAGTAAAGTCATTACCCAACATTGATCTATTACCAGCTGTTTGTAGTGTAACTGGAATAGGCGATGGTACACTTTGTACTGCAATCCTAGCAATAGCAGCAGTTTCTCGTTGTAATTCGCTGAATGCATTTTGTAGTGCAGTTGTAGCCCAAGTAATACTAGGATAGTCTGTTACTGAAGGTAGAGCATTTAGTGTACCGAAACGCACAACATCTTCTATAATAGATAAATTATCTGTTGTTACTGCTGCTTCGTCTACACCTGCATCTGTACCAGTTAAATCAAGTGTCTCAGTATTTCCAGATAAGTTAGCAACACTTACACCTTGTAAAATATTACTTACAATAGTTGCAAGATATGCGTATGCATCTGCATTAGATGTTTGTTGTGCAGGTGTAAGATTATATAATTCAGAATCAACAAAATACGATCTAGCAACTCCAATTGTTGCGCTATTCCCGCCGTAGAGTACGTCATAAGTTAGTGCGTCGATAATGTGTCTTGCATCTCTTGCAGATTTTGTTTGATCGAAGCCTGCTGGAGGTGTGTTTGCATTTATGTAAGCTGCTACTTGATCGCCAAACCATGCTCTGTTATTTTGTAAGCGTGAATAAGCATGATCAGCCGCTGTAGTAGGTAATACGCTAGGAATATCGAATGTTAGAGTATCGGCAGCAGTATCTGTACCAACAGATCCATTTTCTATAATATCAACTACTTCGTTAAATGCAGCTTCGATTCTTCCAGTTGCAGTAGGATCTGCATCAACTGAATCAAGTAATAGTGCTTCGTCTCTGGCAACTAAAATAGCAGCAGTAGTTTGTGATTGTTGAAGATTTTGTACATATGAACCTTCGTCTCTTTGATAAGCAAGTCCTGCTGTTACACTATTATAGTTTGTACCAAGTGCTGTATCATAACTTGCTGCCTCAATAATAAGCCTTGCATCTCTATCGCACTTTATACTATCAAATTCAAAAGTACCCAGAGCATCAAGATTTACGCCAGTTGATAGTTTACTTGTAACTCCTGCAAATCCTACGCCATCGTTTGAACTAGGATCAAGAATTAGAGTAGCTGTACCTTGATCCGGATCATAATTTGTAACTGCATTAACTTGGAAGCGTCTTCCGTCTACATAGAACGGACATGGAACTTCTGGACGTCTTACAAATAGTCCTTGCGGATTGTCTTGGTCACCTAAACTTTGTACGGTTAGTTTAAACGGATTACCGTCTACTCTGCTTGTTACTCTAACTGCGCTGTTACCTACAAACGCATCAATAAACATACCGCCTGCAAAGTGCTGCCTGTTTACAGACTTAGCAAATGCTGTACCATTTTGAATATATGGTGACTTAGTTAGAATTTGACCTTCAGGATCAAGAACACACATAAATCCGCCGTGTCCTTGTATTGTACAATTACGTATAATTGTTGCATCGTTCATCAAGAACACATCCATCTCGTCATTGCGCAATGGAGGATTGTAGTCTTCGTCAAATGCAAATGTTACAATATCAATTAAGTTCTGAATGTTTTCATCAGGTCCTGCTATTTCAGTCCAATAAGCAATTTGTTCCGAACTATTAAATGTACTGCCTGAAACATGTTCTTTTCTAACTTGCCAATATCTTACTACTGCGCCGTCGAGTGCTCGAACTACATTGCCTACACGATAAAGTCTTCCTGATTCCCAGTTAGAAGGTTCTGAAATGCCATTGAATAAGTCAGCTGCATACGATAGGTTTTCGCCTGTTTGTCCAACTTCTACGGCTGGATCGCCATTCGGACCGTATAAATTGGATGGTGATGTACCTTGTATTAACGAACTAGCTACGGTGTATATATGTTGTATTCCAGCAATGGTTTCGTCTTCTGTGCCTGCTTCAACTGCGCCTGCATAATATTCACCTTGTGCTTCGATCGAAAACTCTGCGCCGCCGTTGCGTAGATCTTTTACTAGCGCATCTACAATTAGTCCAGTATCTCTTGAACATTTAGCTCTTGAATAATTACCAATAAGTGCAGGGAATGTTGTTTCGATATAGTTAACAACTTGTTCTTGTATAAACTCTCTGTTGTCAATAAGTGTTAGTGCTGCTGTTTCCCAATTACCTACATTTCGTAATCCTGCTGCTGCATTAATTTCTTTCTTTTTAGCAGGGTCTGTAAGATAATGATACCCAAAATAACCATCAACTGCATTGTTTAAAGGGTTCCTATATTCAATACCATTAGGTACACTATCGACCGTTAGTTGTACACTTGCTGCGCCGCCTCCACCTAGGTCACTATCGTCTATATTAATAGTGTCGCCGACTTTGAAGTCTTTACCATTTTTAGTAACCGTAATATTTTCAACTGCGCCAAAACTATCAACTACTACTTCAAATTCTGCACCGTTACCTAAACCATTTGTTGTAAATGTATCAATGGTATATGTACCTGCTACACGATTAGGATCACGTTGAGAACTAAAATCAATAGTTCCTATGTTTGATTTACCTAATAATAAGTTATCAAACTCTGCATCTCTATAAAAGAATGAGCCAGCATATGGTGATTGCGAAACACGCTTTTTAGGACGTACAATTGTACGTCTCATTTCATCACCTTTTAATGATACATTATTTGATATCTTAATCGGATAATCTTCTTCATAAATACCTGCTTCTGCAAATATAGTAATTTGTGTTTCTCTTACAATATTGCCGTATTCTAATTCTTCACCTACATCAAACTCAATTGGTTTTAAAAGTTGTACTTCAACCGTATCGACACCAACACCACCAGCTGGAACATATTCAATTATTCTACCAATAGCACCTGAATTTTTACCCATAATAACTTTACCAGGGATAATGTCAGTATTTTCTGGATCAGCTTGGTCTACATTGCCTAGGCCGCCATTGGTAATTTGCAGTTCGTAGTTTGTTTGACCATCTGAAACTGGAATAACTAGATCTAGATTATTAATACCGTTGTTTATAATATCAAGAATAATGTCAAATTTAGATTCAATTACTTCGTCTGCGTTATCATCTGGTGTTTGCAATGGTTCGATGTATTGTTCAACTCTGTCTTGATATAGAGTTGGTACAGGCGTATTAGTTAAAATATAATCTCTTACAATATCTCTTGCATATTCTATACCTGCAATAGTCTCAGTTCTTTGTGCACCAATAGCACGTTGAGCACTTGGATTAGAATAATAACGAATACCCGCCCAACGTGATAGATAGTTTGCACTATCACCTAATAGTGAGTCGATACGTACACTATCTAGAATATATCCAATATCACGCTGACATGTTTCAATATTATATGTATCAGCAAAATCTGGGAAAGTTGCATTGACATATGCTGTTACTTCTTTAGAAATAAATTCTTTGTTTTGTAGTATCAATGTGCTGGCATTGTTTCTTCCAGCCACCGGCGAACTAATACCAGCAACATCTGTAATACTATTTGATTCACCGTTTGCATATGTAATGGTTTGTCTATATGGACCTGGTTCATACGGAGCAGATGTAATAATTTCTTCTGCCTTGCGAGCCGCAGCACCGATTGTTTTATATGCGTATGCTTGGTTACGTCCTTCTTTACCTACAGGAGTATTAGTTTGTCTATCATCGCCGTCGGTTGAAACATATAAGTTTACGGTACTGGTTGTTGCTGCACTATCTACATAAAGTTTTGTAACAGCTTGTAAGTCGTCTGGTCCGTTTGGTAAGCCGCTACCTGCTAGCTCACCTGGGTGATCAGAAAGGTTCAATAGACCTTCCATACTATCGCCTTGTCGGCGCACAATACTCTTACGTGGTAATGCAATATTGTCTAGCCAGTTGCCTTCTAGTGTTGCATCATATGCTGCGTCAGTGATAGTAAATACACCGCTGCCGCCTGCTAGTAGTATACGAGCACTATTGGTTTGGGCGCCTTCTACCGTTTCATGCAAAGAAAGTGTATTAGCATCTACATATCTTACAAAATATGATTCACCAGTTGTTACACCAAAAGGATCTGATATTGTTGAATTCCAAACAAATGCAGTCCCGTTAAATGCTTCAGTAAGCCCGTGATCATTAATTTCTAAACGACCTTCAAATGTTATCTCGTCCACCGTTAGAGTATATTGATCAGTGCTTTCTGGTTCGTCTCCTAGTCTAATTCCACCACCTGGTACATCTTTAGTTTGATAGTTAGCATCAGCAAAGCCTTTGTTGATAACTAAGTCTTGTAAACTAAAGTCTGTGTCGTGTACGCTATTAAAAGTATCAATAGCAGATTGACTAACGGTTACATTGGCAATAGGTTGTGTAGCAGCATTAAGTGGACCTCCCAATGACGGCTCTGGGTCTTCTTCAACTCTTGCATTTGCAATTTTTACAATTAATTTGCCGTCAACGCTAAAGTCAAAACTAATACTATCTGTTGAACCATCAAGGTCATTATTAGATGCTAGGTCTAAAAAGTTTATTCCACTGCCATCTGATTTAACAACAGCTAATTTATTTTCATTACCTTCGTATGTATTAGGAACATCGTTTAGATCTGTAAACGATATCTGCCCGCCGATGCCAAATACAGCGTATAGCTCTGAAAAGTTTTCATTTACTTTACGAAACGACTCACGAATACTATCGCCAGTGCCGTCATTGCCTTCTACGCCAATATCTACTTCTTGCTTTGCCATTTATATTTTCCTTAAATTGCCGAACTTGTTAAATCTGGAAGATTGTCCAAATCAAAGTTTACACTAACGCCACATCCGCAGGATGATTGTGCATTAGGATTTCTTATTTCAAAATTTGATCCTACTATTGATTTTACATAATCAACTTCGGTTCCTATTAAAAACATAAGAGAATGTTTGCTTATTGCAAAATTTCCGTTATCGCATTTTATAACGGTATCGCCTTCTTCAAGATCCTCTTGTTGAGCTGTGCCCCATTCGTATTCAAACCCAGCACAACCGCCACCTTTTAGATTAAGTGTGATAGCATAACAATCATTTTCCTCACAAAGTCTACTTATTTGATGATCTGCTGCTGGTGTAAGTGTACAAATACCCATTGTTTTTATTCTCCATTATCAATATTTATCGTTGCTTTTTATAATCTTAATGTAAATATAGTTATGTTTATAAAAGAATATACGCTTAAGAAGCGACACGAACGTATAAGCAAACATGGTAAAGTTCATGCATACTATCGTGATTTAACTATGGTTATTCTAAGGTGCGATGATTGTGGAACAGAATTTGAGCGTGCTAGGGGAAGCATGGATCCTAAACGATTAAGCAATTCCTACTTTCACGTATGTAAGAACTGCGATAGTAAGAAATTTGCTCAGAAAAAAGGTGTGGAACAAAAGCAAAAATGGAATATGACTGCTAGTTCAAACATACCGATTAATCGACTCTAAAACTTATAATCAAATCCAAACGTGTCGTCGTTTTTTATTTGTTGATCTAGATTATAGATAACAGAGTTGTCGATGTCAAAATCTAATTCTAGATTGTCAACAATGCGTTTTGTTATATCATAGTGTTGCAATAGGGTAGGATGATTATCAATAAAAATTTTACCTCGATATGTTTTCCACGGAAAGTTTTTAAATTCGTAAGTTCCGTGATATGTTCCTTGTAAGTCGTTTTCTAGAAAATTTCTATCTATATTTTCTATTGGAAGTAGACTCATTTCTATTAGTTTACATCCTATGTTTTTTGAAATAGCTCTAGCACCTATTATGAAATTTACACTTTTTTCAATTTCATATTCAGGATTATACCATTGTTTTATTCGTTTAAAAATTGATTGGTTGTGCGCCAAAAGAATATTGCCATCGCCTATCCAGAGATTGTTAGATTTTAAATAATTAAATCTATCTGTGCCGCTCCATTGAAGTATTACAAGATCGTTAGAACTAATATTATTTTTCTTTATGTCTTCCATAAAGTGATAAAAGATTCGTTCATTGCCCGAACCGCTATTGCCTCTATTATAAGTTTCGTAATGCAAACCTAATATGTCAGCATAAGACGGCCAGTTATATCTTGTAAAACTACAACCGTAAGCAAATACTTTCATTTAGTCTTCGCGCTTCCAAATAGTCCAGGCACCGTATGCAATTGCGCCATATGCTACAAGACTTGCGATTGGTTTAAAGATTAGGAACGCAACGCCTGCGCAAATTAGTACAGCACCGTCTAGTGTTGTTCTTTCATTTAGTCTATTCATTATCCATTTTTTAATCATTTTTTCATACTCCTTTGTTAATTACTTATATAAATAAATCACCAAAGGAGATAAAAATGTTAAATTGGTTAAAAAGACTTTTAGGTATTGCTCCTGTAGAACCTAAGCAAGAAACTCTTGTTCTTGCACAAGATATGCGTGTAGAAGAAACAGCAAAACCTAAAAAAGAAACAACACCGAAGACTAAAAAGACTACAAAAAAAGCTGCTCCTAAGAAAAAAGAAGCAGCAGTAGATTTAGCAACAATGAAAAAAGATGAACTTCTTGCTCATGCTAAAAAATTAGGTATAAAAGCCAATGCTAGCATGAACAAGGCTGCATTGATTGATGCAATCAAGAACGGTTAGAAATAGCCGTCTGTAATTGTTGAATTGCACTATCTTGGCGAGCTAGCTTTCGCTCTAATACGGTGATAGCAGCTCGCTGTTTTTTTGACTGCTCTTCTAATGAGCGCACATATGCTAGTGTAGGAAGTTCTTGCTGACTGCCGTCTTCTCCTAGCACCATCATAGTGTCAACGCCTTGTGCACGTAATCCGCCTGCCACACGATTGGGATTCTTTTCAGATTTCGATGGGGTCGGGCTCGCTTTGCGTCCGTACATTTGATTCAAATAGCTCATTGTCTTTTCCTTTGTAGTATTTATATAGCTCAATACTTGCTAAGTTCTTTGCTTTCGATTCTGCCATAATGTCACTGTACTCAAGAAAGCTTAGTGCATAATCGTTTACAACAGGATTAGGATAGTAATCGCTATGTGCTCGCAATTTAGCCTTTTTATGTCCTGCTTCTAAAAGTGCAGGCATATCAGGCATTGTATCGTGTGCAAATCCTTCTGGCAATGCTTCATCTCTACTATAGCTATAGTGGATAACAGGACGAACACCTCTCCACGAGTCAATTACACGTTTGAAGTCGTCTGACTTAGGATCAAGATAGTATCCTTCTCTACACCAGAAATGATGCACATCTAGCACCAAAGCGAGATCGTCTGCAAGCTCGAGGCTGTGTTCGAGTCCCCATTTGTTTTCGTCGTTTTCGATTGTAATAGTGTTTCTTGCTTCCGGTGAGAGACGTTTAAGCGCGGCTTTGATACCGGCTGGACCTTTGCGGCCTGAGATGTGTACGTTGCACTTAAAGTCTTGGAATCGTTTGCCGTAACCCATATAGCGGATGACATCGGTGTGATATTCAAATTCTTCTATGCTCCTATCTACAATTTCCGGATTATCACTGGCCAAAACAGTGAATTGCCCCGGGTGCATGGATAACCTAACATCAAGTGATCGTGCCGTGTCACCGACTTTGGCAAACTCTCGTTCGCAGTATGCGACCACATCTGGTTGCTGCCAATAATAACTCCAATCACGCTGAGTATAAACAGGTAATACATCGCTACCCAATCGTACCATTCTAAGTTCTGGAGGAAGACTTCCCACATATTCAATCAACTTCTTGTATGACGCAATGTTATGGACCATGATATCCCACAAGCGTTCTTCAGCTACATCACGTGTCTGTCGGTTAAGCCATTGTACCGTTGTGCTACGAGTATTTAGTGGACGCTGAATTTCTTCAAGTACTTTTTTCTTTTGTGTTTGATCTGGGTGCATGTACTTACATGCGAAGCCTATACGTTGTGTCATTTATAAGTGCCTTCAATGGTATAATATTTACTATTATATACTGCCCAACGTAAGCTGTCAACTCGTTTATACCCTTGACTGCGAAGTTTCTTATACCAAGCAATATAGTTTATAATACGTTTCAACTTACAAAGGCTTTCTCTTGAACAAAATTTCCCGCTGTACGCCTATTACCTTCTTGCCAACCTGCATCTATTAACATTTCTTTTACATCATTGTTAAAAGGCATACTTCCACAAATCATGACTTTATCAGTAGCAGGAGATCCGTTAGTAATAATTACTCCGTTTTGCATTAGTTTTGTAATCCTGTTTTTTTCAGCCATCCATTCTGTATCTCTTGTTACAATCGGAATATAATCAATATCTAAGTCTTGTAACATTTCATTATATGCCAACAACTCCGATTGATATCGCACACTCCATACGACATGTATTCGATTGAACTCTTCAAATGTTACAGGGTCACGTAATAAACTAATAAAAGGTGCTATTCCTGTACCTGTGGCAAGCATCCATAAATCTCCACCTAATTCTAAATTAGCAAGTGTAAGTGTTCCAGTAGGTTTATCACCGACTTCTAATTCGCCGCCTACTTCTACATGTTGTAATCTACTAGTCAAAGGACCGTCTGGCACTTTAATAGAATAAAACTCTAAATACTCGTCATACGGTCCGCTTGTAATAGAGTACGCTCTTGTAATATCATTATCTCCCATACCTATCATTGTAAATTCACCTGCTGTAAATCTAAACGTACTAGGGCGTTCTGTGCGTATTCTAAAAAGTGTATCTGTGTAATGTTCTACTTCTGTAATTTTTAAAAACATAATTATTTCCAGTTGTTAATAACCCAAGGATCTTTGCAATTGTGCGGATTAGGATCTCCGTGAAAAACTGCAATACTTGTGTTAGGTTTTATTTTCGGATCACCGTTGATTTCAAAATCTCGTTTTCCTCGAGGCTGTCTATCAAACTTTGGTTTGCCGCGCATTTCCCACTTGTAGCTTTGTATCCATTCTTCCGGCCAATAAACAAAATCTTTTGAAATTTGTTTTCGTATCCAATCTTGGTCGCCGGGATATCTTCTACAAATACTATTTGCATTTTTAACAAACTCTGTATAAACTTGTGGATGTGTTCCTGTGTCTAATCTAAAAACACTCGAATTAAATTTGTCATAATTTTTGATAATATGCCTATTAAAGTCTCTTATAATAAGAAATTTAGTAATTTCATAGGTAAACAACTTATCAATGTTTTCGAATATTATCAAATCTAAATCTAAAAATAGTATTGTGCCTTTTAGTCCTAGTTTAGTATCAAAAAACATAGGCTTATACCACCAACCATCTACTGGCAATTGCGGTAAAGGCATGATAGTAATTTCAGGGTTAATACCATTAGCGTCTTCTGTAAAACATACAAATTCATAGTCTAATGTTAAGTTGCGTTTGACCATATTGTATAAGTTATTAACATATTCAGGACCGTATTTGTCACCGTGTTTTAAACATACTACATAGTTTTTACGCTTAGAGTTAATCGAAGGCGCAGGTGTAGAAGAAATGTTGTTTTCATTCCTTTTACGCAACTTGCGTTGTTCCTTAGTTTCGCCTTCGATATACTTTTTCATTATGCTTTGTAGATAGCCGAGTTAGCACCGTGCTCTGCACATTCAACTTCAACGCAACTACAACGTCCGTTAGTCTTTTCTTTTACTAGTTCGTTTGCAAATTTCCAAGCATGGTATGCAAACTTTTCTACACCTACACCGTCTAAGATAGTTAGTTCTGCAAGACCTTTCTCTTCAAGATCTTTAAATGTATCCATAAACGGATCACTATTAGTTAGTACAACCTTATGATCAAAGTTATCTTCTAACCATGCCTTAAGCGGTTTAAGTCCGCCAAAGTCTACCACCCAGTTTTTGTTATCAAGTTCGTCTGCTGCAAATGTAAATTTAAACTGCAAACTATAACCATGTAACAAACTGCAATGAGAATGTTCTGCATTTGGTTGTCTAAAGCAGGCACTTAACCCAATGTTATGCCCGTATGTTTTTGTACTATAATAAGCCATTTTATACTCCTGTGTAAGAGTGTGCGGAATGTTTAGAGAGGGGCGAACACCTAGTCCTCTTATAGTAATAATAATACTATATGTTACTTATCGTGTCAACCATTACGTTAGGTTTATTCCAGGCCGAAGGTAGCGTCCATGTGTCCGTTTGGTAGATAGTAAAATTACGTTTACGATATATTTCAAACACTTTACCTATTTGATAGATCCAATATCGAGGATCAACTGCTCGTTTGTCTTTTGCATCGTAGTTAAGTGTGCCTTTGTATATGTTGTTTACATTATTAGTATTGCTGTGTAGATCAAACCCTAATAGACTTACATCCTGGCTAAGTTTTGCTCCTAGCAATACAGCATACGGTCCGCTCCCCCATTGAAAGGGCTTGTCCCATCTGTCACTGCCTGTGTATGGTAATAACGGTAATGTTCTAATTCCTTTGTGTTCTTTGTATTTGTTAGCCCAGTCTTCTCTAGTGTATACCAGAGCGTGTTCGTTTGCGCCTTGTTCAAATGCTTCTGTGACCATTCTTCGATCAACACAAACTAAATGATCGACTTTAAAATCTCGATAGATAGCATTACACCCGATCTTAAGATCGTCTATTGCATCAATATCAATGCCCACGCGACTTTCGCCGTTGCCTATAACTAACATATAACTATTTACTTTGTAATTTCTTTGATATCTTTTTTAATATCTACAACTTCGTCAACAACTTCGTCTAGTTTTTCTGAAGTTTTGCCAAGCACACTTGTTACTCCTGCAATAGTATATAATGCCCACCACCACCAAATCACACTGATAGCAAACATTATTGTTGCTCCTATAGTAAGTGTTATATGATAGTATGAGCGTAGACCGATAAACTCTAAGAAGAATAATCCAGCAAGAGCTACGATAGGAAACACGGTGGCTGCCCATGCCCAAATACTTATTTGCGATAGTGCTTTTTTGTGAAACTCTTTCATTACAACATTATTTATAATGCAGAAGCAGCAATTTAAGTGCTAGGTTAAGAGCCTATAGCACCAAACGGTTTCCACTCACCCGGTGTGCCATCTCTAACACATATCCACCCAACGTATCCAGTTGGTTTAGGATCTTGATTCCAAACAATATCACCTTTGGTATATGAACCGTGTTCTGGTGTGCCAGTATTATATTCGTGTTTATTTCCTTGGAAACGTATTGGACCAGCAGTAGTAATACTAGCATCACTAGGTGGATTAGATATCCCTACTCCGATTGACTTTTGTACAGTAAGTGTACTATTAGGAATATTTATTCTACCATTTGGATCTATTTGGATAGCTGCATTATTGCCTGCTAGTATCTCCAAAGGATTGTGACTATGTGTACCAATTTTAGCTACGGTATGTTCAACGTCGATTACAAACTCATTATCTAAACTTGCAATACCAACGGTACCGCTCGGAGAATCAGTACCTACACCTAGTCTTTCACTATCGCTGTTATAAAAAACATTGTTATCAATACTTAAACTACCAGATGTACGTAGATCCTTTAGTACACCTACAGTTGACAAATTAGAGTTACGTATGCCAGCGCCTAGTCCATCTTGTGAAATTACCGTATTATTAGCAATCATAAATGACTGCCCGTCTCTCAAGTCAATCGACTCTGACGACCAATAACGATCAGGGTTAGCTCTGTAAATAAATTGTTTTGTAGTACCTGTAGCTCTCCATTGTAGGCCTAAACCATATACATCTTTGTCGCCTCCTTGCGAAAGAAATTCTACAGGTGCTTTTGTTTTTAATACAAAGTCGTCTACAGTAATAGCAGTTCTTACTACATCTGATATAGCACTACTAAGTTGCTCGATAGCATTTTCAATTGGTTCTGACATGTCAACATTTCTCCGTTAACAATATTTATCAAGAAACCTTTAGAAGTATCGTATCAGGATTACAACGACCATTAAGTTTTGTATCTACTGAATTAATATTATCCATGAATGTACGTAGCTTAACTTTACCAGCTGCTTTAAACTCTTTTAGTACTTCATCAGGCTTGCGAACGGTCTTTTGTACACTGGCTGTTTCGTCAAATCCAATAATAGTAGTGCCTTTAACCTGTAGTCCAGTGCCGTCTCTACCCATACCTTTCGGATCAATGTTAGCTGCTACATACTTGCCCAGTTTGCGTGTTTTAACATTAAACACCCAAAGTTCATTAGCACCTACAATTAGTGTAGGATCAATTGATGCTAGTTTATACTTCTCGTCAGTCTTAGCATACTTGAGCTTTTCTACTAGCTTAGTAGCACTCTTGGGCTTGGATTTGCGTGGCTTGCGTGTTGCTTTAGCACTATCGATAATAAAGTCCAATGCTGCCATTAGTTCTTCAATAGCTGTGCGGAACTTTTTAATATCTGCTTTTTTGAGATGTGCGTAGCCTTCTTTAAGTTGTGTCCACATGTCTTGATCATGCTCGCTCATCTTCTTCAGCTGTCCAGCAGTGGGCATACGCTCTAGTTCGTCATAGTCGTTTAGTACACCATCATAGAATGTTTTCATCTTGCGAGCGTGTGCTTGTGATGGTTGTAGTTTATCAAAGTGCTTTTTGAAGTCAAACCCTTTAGGATCAAATGTAGCAGGATCTTCAATCCAAGTTTCCAACCAATCGTCAATGTCTTCGATCATATCAACAGACTGATCACGAATACGTTCCTGGATAGTAGGCACATACACATTCTTTTTGGTCTTTTCTTCGGCTTTCTTTTCTTGTGCTACCGCAGCACCTTCTTCCGCAAGATCAAGAATCCATTTGTGAATGCCTTCTTTGTATTCTAGAGGAACAATGCTAGGAATGTTTTCTAAGCAATACGCTGCGCAAGCCCAATGACTTTTCCCAGCAACTTTCCAGTCTGGTAGCTTGTTAATATTAGACACAACCGTCTTATCATAGTTATTTTTGATATAGAGTTTGACACGCTCTAGCCACTCCTTTGATTCAACTTCATAGTGAGTGTACCACTTGGCTCTGTTCCAGGTAATTTTAGCAGGCATCAAAGGAAGTTTATTTGTGCCACGGCGTGTCGCTCGTACCGTTTTCTTTTTACGTGCTGTTGTTGCTTTAGCCATTGAATGCTTCCTCTACTGCTTTGATGTGTTTACACTTTTTAAATGCTGGACAATCGCATGTAAAGCCTTTGTCCACCATCTCAATGTTATATATGCCTTTTGAACCCTCAGCGTTCCAAATTGTACCAACTGCCCAGTGACCTTTTGTATTGATAGTTTCACTAGCAAATACCTTAGGACCATACTTTGCCATTGTGCGCCTCTCATCTAATTTAATAAGAGTATACGGTCATTCGCCGTAATAGTCAAGAACTATTTCGAGAGCATGTTTGAGTTTGACATTGCGATCATAGTCCTCCGGGTGGCCCTTTTGATGCAGCACAAAGTTGTCCATGTCTTCTAGTGCATAGTTGTAGTGCTGCTTCAAACTTTGCATTGCAATGCGATCAGCAATTTCACTGTCAATCTCAAAGGTTTTTGGAACGTCATATTTACGTGTCATTTTTATCTCCCGTGATATTGCCACATTACTGCATTACATATAGCATGAACTGCGCCTTCTGTCAAGTCCGAACCGTGGTCATGCTGTAGGTGTACAGGGTGTTTGCGAAACCCCGGAGGAAACAATCGCCAGTTGATTTTCTTTTGTGTAATATGTTTGGCAGCCGGACCTGTTAATGGTTGTTTGCACCAATAGCATAAGCCACCTTGTTCTCGCACATATTGCTCACGTATCTCTCTACGAGTCTTTGGGTCTGCTCTGCTGTACAGCACAGGCAGTTTATATTCCATAGCCATATTTAATCCTATAAAACGTTTCTTTTTTTGGGTCCAAGTTGAACTTAAAATTCACACGGTACATATCAGTGGGCGGATCATAAAACTTTTCAGTTTCAATACCTTTGGTATTTTCTAACAAATACATCAGCCAAGGCATATCCCAGTTACGCTGAATCCAAGTGCTCAGCGGATTGTGACTTTCGGCATCGTGCCTTTCAATACTAAACGGTACTTCAATCATAGTAACTGTCTACCATTTTTAACAGTGTTTGATACTTTTCGTATGCCTTCTTTACTCCAGGATTTTTGTTGCGAATACGACTTTCTCGCTCGTGTTCTTCTATAATGTATTTTGCGTGATCTCCTATATAAGGTCCTGAACGATTCATAGTCTCATAAAAGTGTTTTTCCATATGAACAAGCTGATCGAAGTCACGCTGGCTCATATCAATCTGAACACCATTTTCTACTTCAAACGGCTCATCGAAGTTTGCATCGTCCCATACTTTGAAGGGTTTAGGAATAGTATAACGCATACGACTCTCTGACACAGTAGCACGGTATTTGTTTTTAAAGTGTTCTACATAGTCTGTCAAAGTTTTTCTCCAACCTCAAATCCGCGGAATGTTTTAAAGCGTGGAAATCGTAGGCTGTAGGTGCCGTCTTGATTTTGTGTAATAGCGTCTGCTCTTACTTCTACAAGTTGCCCCACAAGAGTGTCCCGGCTGAGCCAAAAATCATCACGATCAGCATCGCTAAACCCGCTACCGCAATTGACTTCAACCATCCGTCCATCATCCTCACCGCGGCATACGAGTGCTCCAAGTCTTCCTTCATTTCGTCCTGTTCCTTGTTCAACATCTACAACCTCCAATGTTACTTCAATAAATGGCTTTGCTTTAAGCCAGGCGTGTGTTCGCTTACATTCATAAGGCGCATCTACGTCTTTGATCATTACACCTTCGTAACCACCTTCTACAGCCGCTTTGTTTAGTGCTGTAAAGCGTTCTTGTCCTTCTTGGGTGTCTAAATCAACCGTTTCCCAATCCAGTGCTTGTACGTGCTCTAAGACGTCTTTGTGATCTTCTACCCAATGCTTGGTGATTTCACTTCGGAAGCTCTGTGGCTTGTCCCACTCGCCCTTCATAAAGCAACCTAGCGGAATAGTATCAAACAAGTGTAGCACAGCGTCAGTGCTTTGCTTCCCGTCTTTGCGATGTACCTGCTTCATGAGGTCTTGGAAGTTAGCACTCATTACTTCGCCGTCTAGCACTAGCGGATATGGCACAGGATACTCCTTAACTACAGCTTCTATCTCTTCAATAATGTGTCCAAAGTTATAAAACTGTTTTCCGTTGCGGCTGAACATTTCTACTTTATTGCCACGGATGATAGTAATCACTCGCACACCATCAAGTTTGATTTCAATCTGTTTCTTGCCTTGCATTTTCTTTTCGTGTTTGAGGCTGTCGTGGGCAAGTGCGCAAGTGAATATAGGCACCGTACCTGGTGCTACTTTATTAACGGTCTTTTCACTAACACCACAGCGTAGGTCTTTGATGAGGATACGGCGATACCAGTCATTCCATTGTTCGTCAGTTGCTACGCTCATAGCAAGTTCGATTGAGTCGCGAGCAGCGTGTCCTGTTAGATCACGCCCTGCTAGACGCATTGCTAGTTCTACAAATGTTTCCCAAGGTAGTCCTTGTCCCTCTTCCTGATCTTTGCGCACAGGAACCTGCTTAACACCAAATGTTACAAGTGGATCAAGTGCCATCTTAAGACCTTCAAAGAACTCCGGCAAGCCTTCATCAAAAGCATCTTTGAGAATCGCTTCTTTATCCAGTCGGCTGTTGTGCTGCTCTAACTGACGGATGATGTAGTCTGGTTGTGTTCTCACGGTTTCATACCTTTTCTAGCAAACTCTCGAGCTCGCTTGTTTATTTCACGTTCTGTCAGTTTGCCTTGATTGTATAGTTTGATCTTCCAATCACGAACAAGTTTCTTGCTGTCAGTTTTCGATTTGATCTTCATCGACTTCCCAATATCTACAATAAAAGTGATCACCACACGCATCGATCTCTGCCTGTGGATAGCCTTCGCTGACTAACCACTTTAGCAAATCAAAATCTTCGCCAAGCGTATGATATTCTTCGTGAACAGGTTTAGGAAACCCATACTTCCAACCGCTGGGCGGATCACACATCAATACTTTAGCCATATCTTGCTCCTAGCAGTTTTTCTCTTAGTGTGCTTTTAGTATACAAGGGATTGCTGCTAGCGTCAACCAAGTCCATCAACAGATCAAAGTCTTCTCGTTGAAACTTTTCAACACCTGTGTCTACTTTGCTAACAAACCACCCACGATCACGCAGTTCTTCTGCAAGTTCATCATCGTCCCATTCATCGAGATCAACTTCTACTTCTACATATGTTTCTACAGTTTTATACGTCATTGTTATCTTCTTTTACCTTTTTATTAATGGTTTTGTGAATGTTTAGTTCCGCGCATAAAGAATCCTTCAGGACTATGAATTGCTGTCATAAGTTCTTCCCACATAGCAGGATTGATTTCTAATATATGTGTAGTATCTAATTCAGGATCATCTTGAGTGATATAAACAATATCGTCAAATGCGTGTACTTTTAGATCACCGTGATAGCCTGTGTCGTCCATTATGGTGATACAAACTTCGTCCCAATCAAATTCTACACTAAACATTATTTCACTCTCAATTCTTCAATATGAACGGGGGTGTAGTTGATTGCTTCTACACTTACGTTGCGATACGGGCCTTCTGGACTTGGATTCTGATGAATGTGTCCATGTATGTTTGTAAGTATAGGAGCATCAGGATCATTAGGAGCACCTCTACGCAAACTGCTTTCGTGTAATGGCACATGACTGAACATCAATCCAAACTCTGGAAACATTCGCCACATCTGTACTTTCTTAAAAAAGCCGCCACTTGAAAGGAATGGAATGTCATCGTGATTGCCCACAATAAGACGCTTGCTACCATTCAGTCGAGGCCAGTTCTTTTTGAACCATTCCTTGTCGCCCATAACAACGTCGCCTAGATGATACACAATGTCACCTTGCTTGACCACGCTGTTCCACTGCTCAATCATGTGTTCATCCATTGCGTCTACGTCAGCAAATCTATCACCGCGAACCAAGTCGCCTGTGGTGCTGTCTGTAAACTTTAGAATGTTGGCGTGCCGAAAATGTGTGTCGCTTATAATCCAAATATCTCTGCTCATATCTCGTCCTCTAGTTCTATAGTAGTATACAACACCGAGACCGATTAGTCAAGAGAAAAGGCACACCCGTTGCCGAGCGTGCCTTTGTGTTTTGGTCCTGGCTGTCCGATTTGAACGGACCCTAACTGGACCACAACCAGTCGTGCTTACCGCTAACACTAAGCCAGAACATGTATGGTACCCCCGGAGAGAATCGAACTCATCCAGTTCGGGTTTAGAAGACCCAACTCCGGCCCAGCGGCGGGGGTATATTGGTGGTGCCCAAGGTTCGAATCGAACGAACATCTCCAAGGCTTCAACTTGGCGCTAAGACCACATCAGCTACTTGGGCATTAATTTCTCTCTGAGAGCAAAACTGCTGCAAGGACTCGAACCCGCATCTCTGGGCATACCACCCAGCGTCCTTCCGCTTAGACCAAACAGTCTACCGCAACCTGCATTCGGCAAAACGCAGAGGAGTAGTCTCTCAGAGAAGGTGATTGCCGTCACCTGTTCTTTTTAATTCCTGGGCCATCTCACGATTGGGACTTTTACCCCTGCGTCTGAGCTATGACTCAGACCGTGTTTCCCGATACGCCGAGCAGCCCTGTGACGTATGCAGTGTTCTCTCTACATAAGATGTCGACCTCTTACATAGTGAATTTTATTATTCAAAAGACACACTATAGCTTTTTTCACGAACGAACAAGTGAGCGCTATTATCTCGGGAGCCAGCCACGGCTGTTTTGTTAATAGTGTGTCTTCAAAAATAATACGGCCCACCGTTAACTTTTTATTGGCTTAACGTCACTTTAGACCGACCACGGTGGGAACAGAGGGCGGACGATTGACTGGAATAGTTTATCTCGAGAAACACTAAACTCAGCCTATTCTAATATTTTGACCGGGGCGTGGGAAGTCGAACCCACCAGCAAGTCCAGTGTTACCAGCACTTTATCTCACATGCCTGACGCCGTCTTTTGTATAAACTCTGGTAAAGCCTATACTACTCAGTTCGTCGCCTCGGTATCTCTTTGTTACACTATGTATAGCACATTGCACACACAATGTCAACCTTTTATTTGGCGCCCTGCGCAGGAGTCGAACCCGCATGTGTCCAGTTACCCTTTCTACTGGTTCGTAGCCAGAGGGGATACCAAGGCATTGTTTGGTAGTGATGGGTGGATTTGAACCACCGACCCACGGCGTATGAGACCGTCGCTCTGACCACTGAGCTACATCACTATATTTGGAGTTGACGACAGGATTTGAACCTGCATATTTTGGATTTGCAATCCAACGCCTAAGCCATTCGAGCCACGTCAACATTGTTTTGGTTGGGAAGGGAGGATTCGAACCTCCGACATCCTGATTCAAAGTCAGGCGCTCTGCCGCTGAACTACTTCCCAGTAGTATGGTAGCCCCAACGGGTGTCGAACCCGTTTCTCCGGATTGAAAGTCCAGTATTCTAACCAGCGTAAACTATGGGGCCATTGTTTGGTTGTCCAGGTAGGTTTCGATCCTACTACCTCAGAGTTATCAGCTCTGTGCTCTCCCGATTGAGCTACTGGACAATATTCATTGTTTAGAAGATACACTATATGGAGTCAAACCATCTTGGCAGGCAGTATCTCAAACCCCCTCCCGTCATCGGTTAGTGTATCATCAAAATAATGGTGAACCCTCTCGGATTTGAACCGAGGACACCCTGATTAAAAGTCAGGTGCTCTAACCAACTGAGCTAAGGGTCCACTGATTGTTGAAATGCAACTTTTGCACTTCTGCGTTTTGCTTTGTTTGTCTTATCGTGTGCACCAGACTTACGAAATCGTATTGCTGCTACAGCCGGGTTCCTAAACTTAAGAACCTTGTTGGGTTTTCGTTTCATTGTTTTGTTCCTTTTGTATGGCATCGGTGCAGGGAGTCGAACCCCGGCCCTCAGTTTTGGAGACTGATGTGCTACCGTAACACTTCACCGACATTGTTGGTGGGGAGGTGTGGTTACGCTCCACTCCCGGTTAAAGACGAGTT